AGCTACGTCAGGTTGAGTAATGATCCTACCACGTTGATTAACATAAACCAAACTAGCAGATGAGTAAGGAACAGAGGTTAAACCACCTGTTTCTAACTGTACACGCCTGTCTAACATTATAGGAAACTGTCCTGTAGTATAGTTAGTGGCTTCATCTACTGATAGATTGATACGCTCAAGGAATAAGTTTGTACCTCTTTTTACAAGTATATAAATATCAGACAAGTTAAAGGACATGGATAACACATTGTCACCGAAAGTCCACTTAGACCATGAAGCCTGTAGCTTCTCTCTACCCTGCCAATAGTAACGATATACAAATATTGACTGAGGCTCACCTTCTGTTTGTACTAGGATCATATCCTCGTTAGAAGATGCTTCAATCTTTTTAACTTCGCCTTCCAAATACTGAGGAACGTGTGACGTAATCTCAGCAGCATCATTAGTGTCAGTATCACTGTCTACAAAGTACTCCCACATACCAGACCAAGCACCACGCTTAGTAGCAAAGTATACAAACTTACCAGCGGCTGCTGGTTTAGATCGTAGTGATGCTTCAAACTCTGTTGTACTTGATACGTTAATTGTTTCGGGGGTAAGTAAAGGATCAGCAGTTACCTTGAACTGAGTTAGCTCAGAGAATAATAGCAATGTATTATTGAAAGGAATAGCATGTTTTAGGATGTTTACCTTGTTTGACGATACTGCTACATCAATTGGATCACTGTCAACAATTGTTAGTGTAGACTTACGAAAGAAGTCAAACTCTACAAACTCACCTGCGCGACTAAAGATAACATTCTCGTCAGCAAGTACACCTAGTCTATTACGATGGAAGAAAATGTCAGCTAAAGTGTAGCCAACAAAAGATGGGAATGGATTTGTATCATCATCCCCTACCTTACGGCTATCATAGGTAACTGGATCAAACTGAAAGTTACCACTAATCAACTTAGTTAATTTATGTGGCATAGTAGTAGCATCTAAATCAATTAGAATATTTTCTTCTACTGTTTCCTTCCAAACTCCATCTTGAAACTTTACATAGTAATCATCTTGTGCCTTCTGATTATCACCAGAAACTTTGATTAGAAACCCATTCGGCCCTTCTACTGGTAGCTTCTTAAAGTCAGGTGTTTCGCCTTTGAATACTAGAAGATGCTCGTTACCATGAGAGTCACCTACCTCTACCTGAAAGTCTGTGCTATCGGTAGACTGAATGTGGATTACTGAGCCATAACGTGTTAGTGTTAAACCAGTAACAGCACTTCCATTAGTAATGTCTTTATAGTAAGTAGTGCTAACACCAGTACCTGAGAAAGTATTTAGGTTCTCAGCAATCAAGTCAGTAGATGCACCACGCTCTGCTGCTTGTGTAGCAGCAGTAGTGTCCTGTGTTGAGGACAGTGTAGCAAATTCTACAGTACTTGTGCTTCCACCTTTAGTAAGCTTTAAGCGATATGTAGAAGCATAGTCAGCCTGACGTACATATACCAGTGCCTCAGGATTGCGTACAGGACTTCTAGCTGTACCTTTAGCTACTACTTTATTCTTGTTTACAATAAAGGTAGAGTCAGCGATAGAGACAGCAGATAACTCTTTACTAGGATCAGTTAGTCCAGATAAGTAAGCTGGAGCATTGTTAGTTACTGTTTTAGCCACACCGTTCTTATCAAAGACACGGATAGTACCTGCAGTATCCACAACCATAGAGTAGAACTCATTCTCATCCCTACGGATTGAGTGGATAAAAGCTTTATCTAAGTTAGTAATAGTACCTAAGTCTGCTACGTGTAGTGTAGGTGGACGTTTAGATAGTCCTGAAACAACACTAGACAATCCGTTTTCCTGTACCTCTGCTTGAGTAGCCAAGCGTAAAGAAGGCGGCTGCTGTGATACTCCATTAATTAGGTTAGGAATGGATTGACTGATAAGTGCCATTAGAGTGTTCTCCGTCCCTGTCTGTCAATTACACGGAAGACATCATAGTTATCAAAGATATTATGGTCTTCCAAATCTGTGTCAAATTCTCTTAACAACATGAGAGCAGCTTGCTCATCACCTTGTTGGAAATCATGCAGAGTTCCAGAACCAACTACGCGATCTTGGAAGATGCGTGAAGCACGTAGTACAATGTAGCGTTTAGCTACTTCAGGTAGATCATCAAAGACCAACTGTACTACTACATCTAATTCAGTGGCTGCGCCAATGACAAATGTGTGGTTCTTCTTATCATACATTTTAAGGCCACGCTGTACCAAGTCTTTACTATTTACTTGATATGTGGCATCAGCACGTAGGATATCTGCTGGCAGTAATATCTGCCCTGATACATCCTGTGCAAAATTCTTTTTTAATTCTGTGTTGAAGTTCCAGCCCATTGACTGTACTTCTCTGTCTACTGTGTCTAGAATAGTCTCTGCAATCTCAGCTTCAATAAGACCTGAGGATAAGCTACTCACTGGTGCTTCACCAATGGAAGATAGCATTGTGTTGACTGCATCTAGTTTACTTGTTCCAGCCATGATAGCTCCTTACCATTTAACTTTATGTGACCAGTATTTTGCGCTTAGTTTAGACTTAGGCTTGCCTTGAGCATTGTGCCTAGCATAGTAACTACGCTTACGTGCCTTATCTTTAGCTGATGTTGGGTTTTTACCTGCACCCTTTACACCCTGTTGACCAAACCGAATAAGCTTAATCTTTAAGCCTTCTTTAGCTAATACCGCATGAGACTTAGTTTTGTGTTTTGGTGTGCGTTTAGGTTTATTATAGCCAGCAAACTTTTCTCCACGGTACTCAATAGCCATTACTTTTTCTTTCCGTACTTAGCCATGATAGCAGCTACCTGCTTCTGTGGCTTACCACCAAAGGACATCTTCTGACCTGTCTTCTTAGACGCAGCCCTAGCCTTAGCAATACCTTCTTTAGTATACTTGTATTTTTTACCTGCAACTTCTGGCATATCATTCTCCAAGTAAAAAAGGGGAGCAGCCGTAGCCACCCCCCTCTAATATTAGACTTCCTGCAAAGCAATACAGGCTGCTGGACGCAGGACGTTGTGTCCCATTGCGTACTTAGCAACCATGAGTGTGCCTTGACGATTGATCTGGTACTCAGACTCCATGCCCAAGTCAAGCAACTTGACAGTTGCAACAGCATCTGGTGTGAATACGAAACCACGGAACTTGGAAGCGACTGCAACCATGTCAGCACCGTCAAGCGCAGCAGTTGGCAGATCGTACTGTGCAGTACGGCCTGAACCTGCAGTGTTTGCGAGTGGCTGGTTGTCAGATGTCTGACCTTCTGCTGGATCACCAGTTGTGAAGTTCTGATACAGGTTAGCAACTTTAGCATGGTTTGACATGATGACAGGCATACCAGCAATTGAAGGTACTGAACCTGCAGCAATTGAACCATTACCACCAAAGTCTTTGTTCATGTAGACAAGCTTGTTACCGTCAGTAACGTCAAGCAGTGCGTAGTACTGATCCGGTGGAAGCACAACAACAGCACCATCTGTAGGTACGTTCTTTACTTCCATCTCTTTCTTAGCGTCAAAGATAGATTTAGCAATCTTAGCAGCGTCCAAAGAGTCAGCAGTAGCTGTACCGATAGTTACGTTAGATGTGAAGTCTTCTTCAGTGAAGGCTTTGTAGTCTTGGATCAGACCAGCAGCACGTGTGGCGTTAGTAGCCAGTGCAGCTTTAGTCAGCATACGAGCTACGTTCCGATCTGCTTCGTTAGCTAGTGCAATACCAGCTTCCTTTGAGTAGATAGAACGAACATCGTAGTGGTTGATTGCTTCGTCAATGTTAGCAATGAACTGTGCTGAGATGAGCAAGTCATCAATGGTAACGATACGCTCACCAGCGCGGATTGCTCCACCAGTGATCTCGTTTCCGGGGGTCAAGTACTCAGCAGTTGCACGGCCTGTCATTGGGAATGAAGCAGACTTACCTTTTGAGATTGTGCGAGTACGCACCTTGTCCATGAGGACTTTCTTTTCTTCAAAAGCTGTGAGGACTTCGCCAGCATACAGCTTTAGAAACAGGTCACGTACATCACCTGTTAGGTTATTCTGGCCCTGAAAGCTTACGCTATAGGCCGGATTTGAAGCAGCTTGTGCCATTTGTAATTACTCCTTAGTGAGTATAATGTGAGTTGTAATACACTCTGCATTACACTACATCCTTTCTCCAAGATTGTCCCTCGCAAGGGGTCAGGGGTAATCGTTTGTTATGTTTAGCTTCGTGTTAGGGATGTGATCCCTTCTAGGTACACCGTAATGTAACTAG